TTAGCATCACGAGAGAATTTTAACTGGATCTTCTCAGATGCTAGGTATACCATAGTGGGTAATTTAAGTTTGTAGTCAGGGTGAAAGGCTAATACTATGCAACCAGTATTACCTCTAGGGCTATTGATGTTAGCCTTTTCTACACGTTCAATCAGATACTCAGCTATTTGTTCGATTAAGTTCATCGCTAGGCTGCTCCGTTAGAGTGAAGTTAAGTGTTCGTGGGTACTACTACCTTCCCCGTAAGTTTTCTTCAGTTCAGGTCGTAACATTATAGCATCTAATACATCCCTTTTGGGAATTTTACTGTCTATTATCCTATCTATTACCTCTTCTTCATTCATATTCCTTCCATCTTTCTGGTTGAATGCAGATGTCTTCATATAACTCATTTCGTATAACAAGTTATCCAATGGGGATAGCAGCAGTCCCGCATCATCTACCACGTTACTCTCATAACGTAGTGGTTCATTCGTTAATTCATCCATTAGAAATCCTCCGTTATTACATCTACACTGGTTAAACGACCTGTATCTATATCATAAGATGCAGACCCTGCACTACCTGTTACACCTGAGAAACGATTCTTTAGTACAGAGAAGTTTACTGTACTACGTTTGATTGGATCATCAGATGTTAAGTCCCTAGAGAACCCAATGATATCAAAGGATACTTGCTTAACACTACCTGAACCTTTAATATCATCCAATGAGGGCATCTTACCCTCCTCAAATGACTTCCCTTGTAACCCTGTTTTACGTAGGTGGCTAATCAGACCTATCCATACATGATGCTTATTACAGATACGTAACAATTCATTCATCATCTTGTCAGTAGCCTCATTACCTGTCAGCTTCTCTACACCCTCACTTACTGCGATAGTTAAGTGGTCAAGAATAAGATACTTACAACCCATGAGTGCTAAGTATTCTATCTTGTCTACTAGACTACCATCTGATACAGCGCCTTGGTGGTCCAGTAATATCAGTCTCCCGTCTCCAAATACTTCATCGAAGGCTTTTCTTTCTTCCTCCCTTGTAGTATCCCCCATAGACATATCTTTTTTCAGGTGCATACCAATAAACTTACCAGCAGTGTAACCTACCGACTCTTCTAACGATATCATACCAACTTTCTCTTCAGTTGTAGCTAGTATGTGTAGTACAGTCTCTTTGATGATACTACTCTTACCGATAGAAGTACCTGAGGTAAATAAGGTGATCTCACCCTGCCTAATACCTTTCAGCTTATCTTGTACAACAGCTAAACAAGGTGGATAGGGTATAGTGGGGATTTCCTTCTTATCACGATAGGCTTCCCATATAGATTCACCTGACATTATGCCAGCGGGGTTGTAGGGTTGAGCATTCCAGATAGCTCTATTGACTTCCATATACCCATGCTTAGTATACTCATCAGAGGCATCTTTCTCTTTACCCTTAACTATCTTAACCTTATCATAGCCACATATCTTAGCTAACTTTAAGATCGCTTCCTCGCCAGCTTTATCCGCATCCATCCATAGATATATTTCATCAAATGACCTTAGCCACTCTCGTTGAGCTAGGGGTGCTTTCATATTACTAGCAGAAGCTAATGATACTACAGGATAAACCACACCTTTCTGTTCATAGGATTCAGCTATGGCTAGGGTATCTTCTTCACCTTCAGTGATAACTAAACGCTTACCACCAGCAGGGAAGTTTTGTTGACCGAAGAGCTGATCACCCATATCACCTTGGAACCTAAAGGTCTTAGGCATGTTCCTTACCTTGGAACCTAGTTCCTCTCTATCCTTATGATAGGGGTAGTAGACTATATCTACTTGACCATTAGAATCATAGGAACTTCTGACCCCAAACATCTCGGCTATCTTCTTACTTATCTTTCGTTTAGCAGCGGTACCATAGGGTAACCCACTGACAGGTATGACTGCTTCTGGTTCTACTTGCACATAAGACTCCTTAGGCTTCTCACCTTCTTCATAATTATAATAATTAGTGGAGCAGCTAAAGCAGTACCCAGATAACCTGCCATCATCCTCCAAGTACACTGCCACTGCGTCTGAACTGTCACATTTTGCACAACTGCTATGCTTTTGAAATTGACCGCTTCCCATGACGTACTCCCTTATCTTCTGTGAATTGAATTTCTGTTAGTGTAAAGTTGATGAACTCCTTCCCCTTACCTACTACAGTTTTGCTGGCTGCGATATGCATAATCTGCTTATCATCAAACCCGAACCATCTTTGTAGGACATCTAACAGAGTTTTAATAGGATTATCCACATCACTAAGTGACGTAGCAAAGCCCCAATGGATATCAAGCTTGAACCTCATGGCTTTAACATCCTTCCCTCTAGGTATTTCATATCCAAATAATTCCAATGCCATCAACTCTTCAAATCTCTTATACTTGGCACTCTTCTTGCGCTTCAGAGTATAAGCAGCATTGATTGACAGAGGTTTTACGGAACAATCCATATGTAGTTCCCATAATTCCCTACTGTAATTAGGCATTTAGAATCTCCTTCTCACCTGTACGTATGTTATACCTTTCATTAGGTCTTTGACGTATATAGATAAGATCAGTCATAAGTTGACAATAACTCATATAGTCTGTGCCTTTATGAAGGTCACGGTAGGCTTGCTTCACTATATCCAAACGCTTACCCATAGGGGATAACAACAGTAACTTCTCAGCACCTTTGATACCAACACCTTTGATACCCGGAATACCGTCTGTACTATCACCCATGATCATTTGCACATGTAGCATCATATCAGCCGCATCAGCATCAGCAGGATAGTGCTCATCCTTCTGAGGGTTGTAGATAGGTACTGCTACAGTACGTAGATCTTTATCAGGGCTAATTATTGTACCTCCATTCTCTATCGCTAGGTAGGCCACCACATCATCAGCTTCTTCACCGTCAGATTGGATAGCCTTGTAATGCCCCACTAATCGAGCATACACAGCGTCCATGATAGCCTTCTTTTCAGGGTCTTCCTCAGACTTACGATGAGATTTATAACCATCATAGAGATCATGCCTAAAGTTACCCTTACCCTTAACTACAAATACTACATCATCTATATGTGCCCATAGACTTGCTAGGACTGCCTCTATAGAGTGATCTAACTTTTCTAATGCTTCTTCGAGTGTCTTATCACCCCAAGAAGCTACATATACTAATGAATCAGCATCATAATAATATTTCATTATTTATCACCCCATGTGCTATTGATCACAACTGCATAAACCCATACTGCCCATACCAATACTATAGCTACTAACATTAGTGAACCTCCAAGTAATCATTTCCACATTTAACATCACCCGCACACATGAGGGTAATACCGAACTTCTTAGGTGTTTCTGCAAAGCAATGACGGATAATAACTTCAGCTGCCTCTTTATCTTTAGGATTTATTTCCCAACTACACTCATCGTGATATGCAAGTAGCTGTAAGAACTCTATGTCAGCAGCTTCAAATGCTTCATTGATGTCTACGATGGTATGTTTAAAGATAATAGCCTCTGTACCCTGAATAAGATAACAGAAGGCCTTATAACTCTCTTCTACGATAATCTTTCGACCATCAACACCCATTAAATATCCTCTCTGTGCAGCAACTTGTGATTTCTGAGTTAACTCACGTAGAGCAGGCCAACGGTTAAGAAACTTATTCTTAGCTTTATTACCCGCTGCCTCAGGTATCTCTAGTATTCTGGCTAACTTACGTCCACCAGCACCAAAGGCCCATGCAAAGAAGAAAGGTTTAGCTTGGTTACGAGTACAACCTATAGCATCAGCATTTTTCTGGTGTATATCACCACTCATTATTTCATTGATAAACTCTTTATCCTTAGAGAAATGAGCCATGATACGAGCTTGATAAGCTGCACCGTCTGCTGATATAATAGTCTTACCCTCAGGTACTTGGAATAGCTTACGGATTTGTGAACCATAAGCGGCTTTAGGTGAAGGTATATTAGCTATACCAATATGGGTTTGCCTACCTGTTGCAGCACCTATATCAATTACATCACCATGTAGTCGTCCATCCCAATACATTTTCTCCCAACCTTTAAGAACAGCCTGTCTTGCCCTTAGTGTAAAGAATCTATCTATCATAACACCAATTGGCCCTATTCGAGTTAGAGCAGTGGTGGTTAGTTTAGGTGAGGTCTTTACAAATGAGCCATCGACTCTTTTAAAGTTCCAATCATCCCATACAACACCATTACGTTCTAGGTAGTCTTTCAAGTGATCCTGATTACCTATACGTGCAGGTGTTAGTACACTACGTTGGAATTGAGTACCAGCCTCCATTGGCGGGGGTACTTTGAGGGCATCTGAAGGATCTACATAGACTCCCAGAAATTCCCCCAAGACCCTAGCAGATACTGAAGTGTATTCCCCGTTTTTCTTATATTTAGGTGTCTTGGGTTCTTTATCAATCATTATTGTGATTGAACCAAGTAGGGGTTCTACGGTCTCTTCAATAGTGGTTAGCTCTTCCTGAATTAAATCCATTAGAGCAATCTTACCTTCTTGATCGAACTGCCAACCATTAATACATTGCATGGATGTGTAATGTGACATCCTATGTTCAATATCAATAGCCTGTTGGTACTTACCAGCAGTTCTCTCCAGTATGATAGCAGCCTCCCTTACTACTCTTTCATAGATAGCTTCGTTAACCGTTACATCTTGAATACAATACGCCATCATTTCAGGTGTATACTTAGACCAGTCTTCATACGCACCCTTGGGGAAACTAAGGTTCTCACCCCAAGACTTCATGCTATGTTTACCTATTCTATTGAACTGATTCAGCCTAGACATAATCAACGTGTCATAGACTTTCTCATGAGGTACATCATAACCTAGTACCTTGGCAATGGCAGGCCCATCAAACCTTATGAAGTTGTGACCTATAATACGATCAGCAGCTTCCATGTAAGGTATAGCGGCAGCATTATCAGGTAGACTATCGTCATAGTCCGAGAATGATAATGTACCACCGCCTACTTCTTTGATTGCTATACACCAAATCGAGGTTAATTCCGTTAATAACCCATCGGTTTCAATGTCTACAATTATATTCTTCATATTAACTCCTATATATCTTGACCTTCTTCAGAGCCATTTAAACTAGGCTCCTCCGGGGTGATGTACCCGTCTTCGATAAGTACTTGCTCTAGCATATCTACGACATCCTTAGCAGCATAATGTCCTCGGGTGTATAGCTTTACTAGATCAATTACCTTAGTTGATAGTAATTCTACATCACCCATTTAGACAACTCCTGCAAGATAACAATGGCGACTACACCCGCTGCAACTCCAGTGATACGATCAATCTTAGTTTTTTTAGTAAGATAAACAGGGCATCGATTGCCATGGTCTCTGCGATAGTTAGCACGGTTTTTACCTACTTTACCGCAATGCTCACATTCCCAAGGTTGTTGTGTTCCTTTAGTTTTACTTGACATAATTAATTCCTCTCATTAAAATTAGGGGCCATCTCTGACCCCCATAGGTTAAAACTCTTCAGCTTCTACTGCATCACCTTCAACACCGAAGTCATCACCACCAGACTTTGGCTCATACTTCACTAGATCAGTGATTTGAATGGCCAATAGCTGTACACCAGTCCCTTGCTTACCGTTAAAGTCATACTCGTAAGAGAACACTTTAACATGCCCTTTAGAGCCATGACCGATAGTACGGGGATCGATAGCTGTCTTAGACTTAGCAGCATCTAGTACTTCAGGAGCTTTGTTAACATCACCAGCCTTGTTGGTTGTTGGACGTTTAACATTACCGAAGAAGTAACCCTCCTTGTCATGTTTCTTAATACCTACACCTAGATCAGTCAACCGTTTAGCAGTATCTTGATCATTAGTACGTAACTGCACATCCCAAATATCAGACCCGAATGGGGCATGGGCAGTTGCTAGATGTGGATAGTGAAACTCTACATCACGTACTACTGCTACTTGGGTGGCTTTCTTTGCTTTTGCGTTCATAATGATATTCCTTATTGATTAATTTTACTACGATCTATTCTTTTAGAGAGAATTCTCTAGGTAGAATCACCTTTTACCATTGTTCTCAAGATCCTTCTTAAGACGTTCTAGATACCACAATGACTTACCTAAGTCCTGTAATACCTCATCCTTTTTACCTAACCTAAGCAGATACTTATAAGCATTAGCCAAAGCAGCTGCTTGAGATCCATTCCATCCTTTCAATACATGGTCCATGATATCGAAGTACTCAAAGCCCGGCACTATCTCTTTATAGTGACTCGGATTAATAGCAGTTTCTCTAAGACTCGCTGCATGATCGTCAGGGAATGTAGGATCAAACTTGTCTATATAATCATCTTTCATAATAATTTACTCCAATTAAACCCTTCTCTTTAAGGGGGCTATGGTTACACGCTCATTTTCCTTAGCATGATAGTTTTCATCCGACGTTTCAAGGTCGAAGCAGCCCAGTTGACGGTCGTACCTGTACATGACTTCCAACCATCAGTGGTCATAGTACGGACAACATACCGATTTTCGTAAATTAAGAAAGCAGGGTGCTTAAAGTCATAGTGACGAACTAGGGTTCCTTGCCCCGGTATATTCTCTTCTTCCCACTTCGCAGCTACTTCCACCTGATTCGTCCTAGCGATAGGCCTGCGTACAGTAACTACCTTGGTTGCATAAGCCTCATAACCTTCTGGCGTGTCGGGTAGCTGCTCTGCATCAAGCACCATAGCTTCTCTTCCTGCGATATCCTGAATACTAAGGTTCTTACGAGCTACCTTACGCATCCATGAGGGTGATATCTTTATGCTATAGTGATCATAACGCATAAGATTACCTGAAGAGCTTACCTCTAAATCATGTAAGCCTCCACTCAGATGTACCTTAGGGTTATCATGCTGCGTCAAGATACCAGCAACTTTGGTGGCTGACTCCTTTAACTTACTCAAACCTCCAGCCTTCTCAGTACCATCAGGCATTAATCTTACAATTCTCCTAGCATCCTTTAAATCAGCCAATCTAGACATGATCAGAGCATAAGCACGTCTTAGCAAGGACTCAGGGATAGGTATGGGATCACTTGATTTAATTTCTCCATTGTAACTATTCCAGCGATACTCACTAGGGTCTACCTGTGCTATATCGAATGGTTTTATTTGATAGAGGCGCATTGTGGCATCAATATCTTCACGATATCCGACCATCCTAACAATGGCATCATCTATATCTTTCTTAT